TTACCCCGACCCCGCTGGCGGGGCAAGACAGCACGCACGTGGTGAAACTGATATTGATATTTTGAGGGAACACGGTTTTAGTCGTATCAAGTATCGCAGACAGCATCCAGCGATTGCAGATCGTGTTAACTCAGTAAACAGAATGCTTATGAGTGCTGAAGGAAAGATCAGACTATTCGTTGACCCTTCATGTACTCACTTGATTAACGCTCTTGAGCAGACGCTTTATATCGAAGGTTCAAGAGAAGTCGATAAATCGGCAAACATAGAACACTCTGCTGATGCACTCGGATATGCGATTGAGATTGAATATCCGATCAGAAAACTCAATGTTGCAGGTTACTCACGATAATAAGAAGAATAAATGACGAAAAATTTTGAGAAAGCAGGCAGTGTTACGTACATTGACCCGCAGGTTGATTCAAGTTCTACAGCCAACCCCTTTAAGAATCTGATTTCCCGTCGTCATCCTTTGTATGATGAAATGGTGACTAGTTGGGACTTCTTTGAATCGACTTATCACGGCGGGAGAAAGTGGTTTGACGATAACATTTTCAAGTACATCAAAGAAGGTCAAAAAGACTTTGAAGATCGACGGGAGCGTGCCTATCGATTCAATCATTCCCGCGAAGTTGTTGATCTTGTTACTAAATATCTTTTTAAACAGAATGTTGAGCGCTCAGAAGACGCTCCCGAGGGCGTAAAGCACTTCTGGAAGAAAGCAACTAAGTTCGGCTCCGATATTCAGGATTTAGCGAAGCAGATTGCTAAGAACACCTCCATCTACGGTCGTATTGGCATTGTGATTGATAACGAACGAGTTTCGAATGGTGTTTTGTCTAAAGCAGATGAAAAATCTTTAAAGATTCATCCTTACGCTTATATCGTTACACCTCAGCAGATGCTCGATTATTCGTTTGACGTGAACGGAGAGCTTTCTTGGATTTTGATTCAAGAAGTTGTGCGTGATGACGACAACCCGTTTACTTCCAGTGGGAAAGAACGTGTTCAGTATCGTCTTTGGACGACAAACGATTGGTTCGTTATTGCTTATAACAACTCCCGCAAGATTTATGAACTGATTGATCAAGGTGAACATGGTTTGGGCATTGTGCCTGTCGTTCTTGCCGATCATCTTCTTTCTGACGAAGAATATGGCTCTCCGAGCATGCTCAATGATATTGCGTTCTTGGATAGAGCAACCGCAAACTACCTCTCTAACCTTGATGCAATTATTCAAGATCAGACATTTTCTCAGTTGATTATGCCGACATCGGCTTCTGGCGCAGACAGCGATGTTCAAGACAAGTTGATTGAGATGGGTACAAAAAGAATCTTCACTTATGTGACAGACGGTTCTTCGCGTGCTCCTGAATACATTTCACCTGACCCCAAGCAAGCTCAATTGATTCTTGAGGTCGTAAACCGCATTGTTTCTGAGATTTATCACACGGTCGGTCTTTCAAGCGAAAGAACCAACAAGGACAATGCGGTCAGTAAAGATAACAGCTCGGGCGTTGCGAAAGCATACGACTTTGAGCGTGTTAACGCCTTGCTTACAGCAAAGGCAGACAGTCTTGAAGTAATCGAAAACAAGATTGTCAAAATTGTGGCTCTTTGGTGCGGAGAGAAGATTGACGAGGAAAAGAACGAGCACAAGAGATACGTGCTTTATCCCGACAATTTTGATACTCGTGGTTTGTATGACGAGTTCGATATTGCCTCTCGTTTAATGCTGATTGACGCTCCTGACGCCTTAAGACGCGAACAGATGCGTGCTCTTATGGACAAACTCTTCCCAATGTTAAAGAAGAGCGTTCGTGAAGAGATCGAAAAAGAGTTGAAGAAGTGGCCGATCTCTATCGAAGAGATGATGGCTAATCCGACAACTATGAGAACCGCCTCTAACAATTTGCGAGACCCAACCCACACACTCTACAAAACACAAAGCGGTAAGGGCGACGCAACAAAGGGTGCAGACGGTTCAAATTCCGATAACAAGCGTCCAGTTGCGAACAGACGACAGGGACAAGTTACCAAAGATACTAAATAACAATAAGTCAAAGAGAATTGACAAGGAAAACAATGACAACCAAATTCAAAATTTTTGCTGGCAGTGACGGCACTTCTTCCGAAAATCAGAAAGCCGAAGATAACGACAACAACAAACAGGCCGAACAGTCTAAAGAAGACCCCAAACCTGATGACGCTCAGAACAAGAAGGAAGGTGAGCACGGAATGTCTGAAGCAGATCACAAACTGCTCAAAGACATCATGAAAAAGAAAGAAGAGCTGAAGACTGCTCAGGCTCAGATTGCCGAATTCAAAAAGAAACTTGAAGAAGTTGAAAACCTCGGTGGTATTGAGAAACTTTCTGCCATGCTGAAAGCCGAAGAAGACAAGCAGAAGAAAGAGCTTGAAGCCAAAGGTGAGTGGGAAAAGCTCAAAAAACAAATGAGCGACGATCACGTCAAAGCAATGACTGAGATTCAGAAACAGCTTGAAGCCGAAAAGGCCAAGAATGTTGAAAGCGAAAAACGCATTATCGAACTGACCATCGGCGCAAAGTTCGCAAATTCTCAGTACATCAACGAACAGTTGACTTTGACGCCAAACAAAGCTCGCGTCATTTATGACGATTATTTTGATTTGGTTGATGGTCAGGTCGTTGGTTTTGACAAACCGCGTGGTCAGAAAGACCGTACTCCTTTTGTTGATCAGTACGGAAATAATCTTCCGTTCGATTCTGCAATGGAAAAGATTATCTCTGCTGACCCCGATGCAGATTTCTTGCTGAAATCCAAGATTAAGAGCGGTGCTGGTTCTTCTTCCAAGTCCAAATCTGTTCAGGAAAACACGAAAGGGATGACGGCGATTGAACAGATCGCCAAGGGTCTTTCAAATTTAAAATAAAAACTTTCTAGTTTAAAATACCACTTGACAAAATGTCAAATTTGTGGTATAGTGATGCAAAAATACGCCAAGAGCCGTTCGGTCTCTTGGCTCTACTCAGACAAAGATTGTCGATCAATTTCAAAGAGTTAGACAATCTGAAAGCATAAAAACAACAACAAACTTTCATTGTCTCGCAAATCCTAAAGCGACCTAGGCACGAAGACAAAAAGTCTTTAAGGAAAATAATAAAAAATGCCTTTACTTCGCGCAGAAGCCGAGAGACTTTCTAACAACACACTTATCTCCGGCATCATTACTGAAATTATTGATCGTGATGATCTTTTCTCCATTCTTCCCTTCGTAAAAGTAAACTCTAAGGCTTACGTTTACAACCGCGAAAACACTCTTGCTGGTGCTGACTGGCTTGATCCGAACGACACCGTTCAGGAATCTGCCTCCACCTTCACTGAAGTCGTTGCCAAACTTCGTATTCTGATTGGCGACGTTGACGTTGATAAATTCCTTCAGGCTACTATGTCTGATCACAACAATCAGCTTGCAATTCAGATTGCTAAGAAAGCCAAGGGAATGGGCCGTGAATTCTCCAAGGTTCTGATTCAGGGTAACTCCACCACTAACGCAAAACAGTTTGACGGTATCGCCAAGCTCGTTACGTCCGATCAGACCATCGACGGAAAGGCCTCCGCATTGAACTTTGCAATGCTTGACGAACTGCTCGATAAAGTCCCGAACGGTGCAGACGTTCTCGTTATGAACCGTCCGACAATTCGTGCGTATCGTCAGATTCTCCGTGCCACCTCTGGTACTGACGCTGTCATGCAGATGCTTCCTGCTTTCGGTCACCATATGCTTGTTCATCAGGGTATGCCGATTCTGATGAATGAATTCATTCCGATGGCGGATGATGGCACTTGCCAGATTTTTGCTCTCCGCGCCAATGAACTCGACGGTCTGCATGGTCTTTATGGCGGCGAAAACGCTGGTATCGTTGTTGAAAACATCGGTACTGTTCAGAATAAGGACGCTATCCGTACTCGCTTGAAGTGGTACTGCGGTCTTGCTCTGAAGTCCACCAAGTCTCTGGCTTGCTTGAAGAACGTTCAGATCGGCGCCAAACCGACAACTGGCGGCGGTAACTAAGCCCCAACTCACTTTTTGAGTTAAATCAAGACACGGGCGGGAAACTTCCCGCCCTTATTTGAATATTCTCCATGAAACTTAAGATTAAACAAGACGGCTTGTGTAATTACACGGGCTATCTGCAAACAATTCACTTTACGAACGGAATCTCTGATCGTGACGTGAAGCACAACGAAGCAATTCGTATCTCTGTAGTCATGGCTTGCGTTTGGGAAGACGGCTCTGAAGTTTCAAGAATCGTTGACAACACTCAGATTTCCGCTCCTATCGGACGTGTCACACGTGATGTCTTTGTAAAGACCGAAGTTGTTGCAGGAAACGATTCCGATCATCCTGAATTCATTCATCACGAAGAAAAGCCCAAAGATGCTGTAAGCAAGACAATTGTCGAAGTCTTGCCTCCCGCAGAAGAAGTCCCCGAAATCATCATTCGCTACACCCGAGATGAATTGGAAAAGATTGCGGATGAAAAGGGCATTAACGGACTTCGAGATGTTGCCACCCCGTTGGGCATCAGAGATACCTCTATTCGCAGACTTATCGAAAGAATTTACGCCATTGCGGGCAAAGAAGAATGAACGTTTTTATTTCAGGAAATGTTGTTGAATCAAACATCGCACTAAACGATGACGCTGGCAACCCCATTGCGGATGTTGTTGGGGTTACTTATCGTGTGATTGATTCTGAAAACAACGAACTAGTTAAGCCGACGGTCTATGTCCCGAACGGTGAAGACTATCCTGAAGAAACGGAAGAACCAACAGAGCCTGAAACCCCTGAAACGCCTGAAGAGGCTTTGACAGACGAACCTGAACAAGAAGAACCTTCGGAACCTGTTGAAGAAGAGACTATCTCAGAGGTAATCGTTCAGACTTCTGAAGAAGTCAACACTTTAAAAGAAGAAACTTCGAGAGATATTCGCATTATTTGCTTGAAAGCAAAGACTAAATCAGGTGCGGTTTTTTCTCTCGAATATGCTTATGGATTGACTATCGCAGACCCGCTGACTGTCGGAGTCAATTCTTTTATGACATATCGACAAGCCCAAAAGATGGCTATGGATATGCCGAAACTTAACAACTGGGAATCCATGTCTCAGTCTCAAAGAATCTCTGCATTACTCGAAGCGAAACAGAGAATTTGCAGATTAGCTTTTGACTTTGGTCAGGTTCAGCTTGATATGACTAAACAAGATTATGTCGTTCAAGCCGCTGGCAAGCCAAGATGCGTTCAAGTCGGAGAGATTTTCGGAGTTTATGGCGGCTCAGTGAAGCTGGAAGACTTGTCTGTAGAAGACTTTGAAGCTCTTCCGACAAAATTTAGAACCGCTCTGATGCAAGCACAGCTTGCAGAAGCCAATGATGTATTGGAAGTTGATTCTATTGCTGAGAGGCGCAGACAGGGTTTAATTCTTGAAACCATCGGCGAAGTCAAGCAGATGTTTTCAAGCATCATTCCTGCTCAAATGGCCGTTTCTTCTAAAGCTATGAGTTATCTGTCCAGATACTTAGCAAGCGGTAAAAAGATTGGTAGAAGTTAATGACTAAAATTCTTGGTGTCTATTTTCCTAAAGACGCAGACCTCTACGCCCAAAGACAGACGAACATTTACGAACAGTTTTTGAAAGCGTTAGAAGCAATCATCTTCGGCATTCGTGGTTCTAATATGCCGATAACACCGAGCGTCATTAAGAAAGCGGAAATCGAATTTGAACGACATAAACAGATCGCTATTGATCTGTTGAGCGAAGGTGACATGTTGTATCCCTTCGAGAATGCAAAGTTCTTAGAAGCTCTGTATGTGCGTGAGAATAGGTTCTTTGAAGCGAATAAAGCAACCTTCTTAAGCGCTATCAAGTTCGGAAGTCTTGAGGTTTATCACCTCTTTGAAGCTCATGGCGGTTTCGGACTTCTTGCACAGCAGAAATCAACAGAGATCAGATGGACG